TTCGCATTATCGATATAGCGAAATGGCTTTGTGGGGAGTAAATTAAGAATAGAAAACTGATAAAATATATCTGTGTTGCACTGATTGTGAACAGCCCAAGGTTTGAAATATAATCTTGGGCTGTTGTAATGTAAAAATGTTTTTCAGAAAAATCAAAAATTATTCCAGATACATGGCAAAATGACTTGATATAATTTTTCTTTAGAGTGATATATAGTGTACCGAAAAAACGGAGGTCATTTTTATGGAAATTACGTATTTCAGGGTACATTATTTAGTCGCAGGAGATAAGCGCAGACGGCTTGCCGAGAGCATTGCCGACTGGCTCGGCGAAGATGTAAAGGAAGAAGGCGACAGGTACATTATCGATTACTTCACGTTAGAAAAGGACGGAACCTTGTCCTTTGACGACAGAGCGGACAGCGATGTCATTGAACGACTGCTTGAGTACCTCTATGACGCGGGTTTTGAGTTTGCGGAGGATAAAGACGATGCTTCTGCCGAATAAAGAAATAATAGAAAGGCTACGCGCCGACTTCCCCGTTGGCGCAAGGGTAGAGCTTGTATATATGGACGATACGCAAGCGCCGCCTGTAGGAACGAAGGGTACGGTTAGAGGCGTGGACGACATCGGTTCGGTTATGGTTGATTGGGATAACGGCAGCTCTTTAAACGTGGTGTATGGTGTGGATAAAATAAGAAAAATTAGAGGGCAAAAACTGCAAAAAAAATAATTAAAAAATACATAAAAATTATTGAAATATTGCCCAAAATGACTTGATAAGTATCTCTTTTAGAGTTAATATACACACAAGAAAATTAGGTATGCGAGAACAACCCACGCTACGCTTTGTGGCATATCTTTTGTGCCGATACTGCGTTAACGTCGCTCGCTGTACCACAGTGGGTACACCTTCGCTCCGTTGCCTTGTCTCGACAGAAAATCTATTGCCACAAAGTTCAAGGAATTTTTTGCGGCATAGTGGCAAGCAGTTGCAAAAAAATCGCGCAGTTCGTACCGGGTAGTACGGGCAAGCGGTTTTTGAAGAAAATGCGCCGTCAATGTGCCGCAAAAAACGTAGCTCGGGTTGATTTCGCATACCTCAAGGAGAATCGCCATGAACGAACGCATTCAAAACCAAATAGCAAACATGAAAACACAAACCATCGGGGTGGAAATCGAAATGAATTCCATCACGAGAAAGAAAGCCGCAGAAATTGTCGCGGAGCACTTCGGAACAACCGCCTACGACTCAGCCGCGCAGTACGGCTATTACAGCTGGGCTTGCAAGGACAACCAAAACAGAGTTTGGAAATTCCAGCGCGACGTCAGCATTGCGGGCGCAGATTCACAGAAATGCGAAATGGTAACGCCAATACTTACCTACGACGACATTCCGACCTTACAGGAAATCGTAAGACTTTTGAGAAAGGCGGGAGCCAAGAGCGACGCGACGCGCGGCTGCGGAGTGCACATTCACATCGGCGCAAACGGACATACACCTAAGACGATGCGCAACCTTGCCAACATTATGGCAAGCCACGAAAACCTGCTTGCCGAAGCCTTGAATATCGACAGCGGAAGAATAAGCGATTACTGCAGAACGGTTGACCCCAGATTTTTGAAAGCCGTCAACCGCAAGAAGCCTCAGACGATGTCCGCTTTCGCAGACATTTGGTACGAGAGTCAGAACCAAGGTTACCGCAGACACGAGCATTACAACGGCAGCCGTTACCACATGCTCAACTTCCATGCAACATTTACCAAAGGCACGATAGAGTTCAGACTTTTCCAATTCGACGCGCCGAGTGACGGGAAACAGAACGGACTTCACGCAGGACAGCTTAAAAGCTACATTCAGCTTTGCCTTGCCCTTTCGGAAATGGCAAAGGAAGCCAAAGGCGCGTCAAGCAAACCGCAACAGCATGAAAATCCCAAATACGCGATGCGCACATGGCTTTTAAGGCTTGGCTTTATCGGCGAGGAATTTGCGACGGCAAGGGAAGTCCTTACAAAACGTCTTTCGGGCGATTGCGCCTTCCGCGGTGGGAGGAGTGCATAATGAAACGATACTACATAGCTTATGGCAGCAACTTAAATATGACTCAGATGCGCATGCGGTGCAAGGACGCGAGGGCGGTCGGAACGGCTACCCTCGAAGGCTGGCAGTTGCTATTTAAGGGGAGCAAGACAGGCGCGTATTTGACGATAGAAAAAGCAGAAGGACACAGCGTTCCCGTCGGGGTGTGGGAGGTGTCCGAAGCGGACGAAAAGGCGCTTGACAGGTACGAGGGTTTCCCGACATTCTATTACAAAAAGGAAATGCACTTACAGGTGAAAGGTATCAAGACGGGCAATATATACGAGCGGGACTGCTTTGTATATATCATGCACGAGGAACGGGAAATCGGGGTGCCGGGTTCGTTCTACACAGCTGTCTGTGCGGAAGGGTACAGAAACTTTAAATTCGACTTGAACATTTTGTTTGAGACAATACAACATACACGGGAGGTAATGGTATGGAAACGGTAAACACCGAAACGAAGGTCTGTCCGAAGTGCGGTAAAGAGTACAGAGGACACCCTGCTATTTCACGCGCCGACGGACAGACGGCAATATGCCCGCTCTGCGGAACGCGTGAGGCGCTTGAAGCCTTGGGACTTGCTGCCGACGAAATAGAAAAAATCGTCGCAACAATACCCAATTTTGAGGACAAGTAAAATGTAACAAAAGGAAAAAGTCGGCAAGCACGTCGGCTTTTTTCAGTTATGTAAGGCATTTCAGTTGAATTGTTCTGAAAAATATGGTATAATAATTATGATTTAATTCAATTGATAACGAGGACAATTCGCATGGATAAGGATCCTTTCCAAGAGTATATAAAAGCGTCTGCCCCCGACAAACGCGACAAGAGCTATGCTTGGCATACGGCTATCGGCTTGCAGGCAGTTGACGGACTTAAGACGTCAGAATATCTGCATCGCGCCGCTGTTCGTAACATAGAAGGCGAAATTACAATAGAAGAGGCGAATGAGCTTTTACAGACCTATTATAAAGAGAATCCGACGCGTGACGCGACAGATCGCACAGAGGAGGCCGACAAGGTTTCTGTGCGGATTGCGGCAATCTTATCGGAACAGGCGTTTAGTTTCACCCCTAATGAATATATTTCTATACACAGAAAGCTGTTTGCAGGTATTTATTCCCACGCCGGGAGAATTCGCGATTATAACATCACGAAAAAGGAATGGGTGTTGAATGGCGCAACTGTTCTATATGGAAGCGCGACAGAGTTGGAAGCTACACTTGAATATGACTTTTCGCAGGAAAGAAAGTTTTCGTATAGAAATCTTTCGATGAATGAAACTATTCATCATATTGCATATTTTATCTCCAGATTATGGCAAATTCACGTTTTCTGTGAGGGGAACACTCGCACGACGGCTGTATTTTTTATAAAATATTTGCGTACTCTTGGCTTTGACGTAACAAATGATACTTTTGCTGAACATGCGTGGTATTTCCGCAATTCTTTGGTAAGGGCTAATTATAATGATTTAAAAAATGGGATTCATGAAACGACGGAGTATCTTGAGTTCTTTTTGCGTAATCTCCTGCTGAATGAAAACAATCCGCTTCATAATCGGACTATGCATATAAGCGGCGCATTTGCGGAAAAGGCTATGTCTGCTGTACGGGCAAGCGGGCAAGGCACCCCCCAAGATACCCCCCAAGATACCCCCCAAGATACCTCTCATAGCATTGAGAGTAAGCGGGATGCATTGGTGGAGTATTGTTCAAAGCCACAAGACAGACAATCAATGATGGATTTTCTTGGCTTAACGGACATAAAACACTTCAGAAAAGCATATTTGATACCTCTGTTGAGAGATGGACGGATTGAAATGACAATTCCCGATAAACCGACCAGTCGGAATCAGAAATATAAGAAGAAGTAAAGCTGTTTATTGGATGGACGTAAATAAACTTGTAGAAGAGTCGAGAATAGCGGCACTATACTTAAAGTTGTAGAATGGCGTATCAAAATATGGGTTAATTCGCTAAAATGGCGAAAATATTTATTATAAAATTCGCCAAAATAGCGATAAACACTTGCATTTATTTTTCCGATAGGATATAATAAACGTGAGGTGAATGGATATGACCCTGAAAGAATTGAGAATATCAAAAGGGCTTACGCAGACCGAATGTGCAAAGTACCTTAATATACCGCCACGGACGTATTGGACATATGAATCGGACGAGAGTAAGACAAACAGCATTAAATATCAATATATGCTTAATAAGCTGGCGGAATACGGAAGAGTTGACGAAACTCACGGAATACTTACAATCGAACAAATAAAAGAAATCAGCGGTAGAATATTTTCGGATTATAAAGTAGATTACGCCTATCTTTTCGGCTCATATGCAAAAGGCAAGGCGACAGAGACGAGCGATGTGGATTTGCTCGTGGCTATGCCGATAGACGGAATACAGTTTTATGAGCTTATAGAAAGGCTAAGAGAGGAGTTAAAAAAGAAAGTAGACCTTCTTGACGTCGGACAGCTGGATAATAATAATGCGCTTGTACAAGAGATATTAAAGGACGGCATAAAAATTTATGGATAATATAAAAATAGAAAAAATCGTTGCAACGATACCTGATTTTGAGGACAAGTAAAGCACAACAAAAGGAAAAAGTCGGCAAGCACGTCGGCTTTTTTCAGTTATGCAAGGCATTTCGGTTGAATTGTTCTGAAAAATATGCTATAATAATTACGATAAAATCAGCAGAGAATAAAATTCAGAAACGAGGTAATCCTATGACTCTTCCGTCAGAACTAATGGAACTAATCCGTCAAGCTGAAAGCACGACGGTTGAATTTAAAAAATCCACGACAGACATTACTAAGGATGTCTATGATACCGTTTGCGCTTTTTCCAATCGGGATGGCGGGCATATATTCCTTGGCGTAAAGGACAATGGCGAGATTTCAGGCGTTGCCAAAGATTCGGTCGAACAGATGAAGAAAAACTTTGTTACGACCATAAACAATGACGGCAAAATAAATCCTCCGCTGTATCTGCCGATAGAACAATATGAGGTGGATGGGCGTATTATTCTTTACGTCTATGTTCCTTGTGGCAAAACTGTGTATCGCAACGCAGGTAGAATTTTTGACCGCAACAACGACGCCGATATAGATATTACGGATAATGCCGATATGGTATTTCAGCTCTATGCGCGAAAGCAAAGCACCTATTTTGTAAACAAGGTTTACCCGGCTTTGCCTGTTTCCAAACTCAGACACGATTTAATGGAAAGGGCAAGGCGTATGACAAGAGTAAATACGGAGCATCATCCGTGGGTGGATATGACGGACGAGGAAATGCTCAGAAGCTGTGGGTTGATTTTGGAAGATCCCCAAACGAACAAGGAAGGTATTACGCTCGCAGCAATTTTGCTTTTTGGTACTGATTCGACGATTATGTCCGTATTGCCGCAACATAAAACGGACGCTATTTTCCGTGTGTTTAATGTTGACCGTTATGACGACAGGGATGTGATTATTACAAACCTTATTGAGAGCTATGACCGCCTGATGGAGTTCGGTAAGAAGCATTTGAACGATGTCTTCACCATGGACGGCATCCAGCGCGTCAGTGCAAGGGATAAGATTCTGCGCGAGATTATCTCAAACCTGCTTATGCACAGAGATTTTTCCAGCGGGTACGTGCCTAAATTGCTGATTGAAAGGGATGCTGTTACCACGGAAAACGCGAATTTAGCGCACGGGCATGGAAATCTGAACCTAAAGACGTTCAAGCCGTTTGCCAAGAACCCTCCGATTGCAAAAGTGTTCCGAGAAATCGGCTTCGCCGACGAGCTTGGCAGCGGAATGCGTAATAGTTACAAGTATACTAAAATGTATTCGGGTGGCGAACCGACATTTACGGAAGGTGATGTGTTCACTATCAGAATTCCACTTTCGGAAGCCGCAACGGCAACTGTAGGACCGAGTGGTCAAGTCGGTGGTCAAGTCACCACCCAAGACACCACCCAAGTTACCACCCAAGTTACCGTACAAGATAGCGAAGAAAAGCGTGATGCATTGGTAGACTTTTGTGTGGAAGCGCGTAGTAAGCAAGAAATGATGAAGTTTTTAGGTTTGGTAAATGTAAACCATTTTAGAAAAACATATTTAATGCCCTTGTTGAGAGATGGGCGGATTGAAATGACAATCCCCGATAAGCCAACCAGTCGAAATCAGAAATACAAGAAAAAGTAAAACAGTTTATTGAGTTAACGGTAATGCAATAATAAGAAGAAGTGTAGAAGAGTCGAGAACATCGGCTCTTTTCTTTTAGATTTTTTAAAGGAGGACGGCTTGAGAAAATTAAAAAAATATACACCTACAAGGTTTAAGGCGGCTTTCTCCGTATATAGCAAGGAAGCGGCGGACTATGCCGTGAACTTTATAGAATGTCTCTGCCATACCAAAGGCACATGGGCTGGAAAGCCTTTTGAGCTTATAGATTGGCAAGAACAAATCGTGAGGGACATATTCGGAATTTTAAAGCCGAACGGCTATCGTCAGTTCAATACGGCATATATAGAAATTCCTAAAAAGCAGGGCAAGAGCGAGCTTGCGGCGGCAGTTGCGTTATTGCTATGTTGCGGTGACGGCGAGGAACGTGCCGAGGTTTATGGCTGCGCAGCGGACAGAGGACAGGCTTCAATAGTCTTTGAAGTGGCGGCAGATATGATTCGCATGTGTCCCGCGCTAAGCAAGCGGTGTAAAATACTTGCGGCGACAAAAAGAATTATTTATCTTCCGACGAACAGCTTTTATCAGGTGTTATCGGCAGAGGCATATTCTAAGCACGGATTTAATATCCACGGAGTGGTGTTTGATGAATTACATACACAGCCGAACAGAAAACTCTTTGACGTCATGACTAAGGGCAGCGGCGATGCGAGAATGCAACCGCTGTATTTCCTTATAACTACGGCAGGTACGGATACGCAGTCTATCTGCTACGAAACTCACCGGAAGGCAAAGGATATTTTAGAAGGTAGAAAATTTGATTCTACGTTCTATCCCGTAATTTACGGCGCGGACGAGAACGACGACTGGACTGATCCGAAGGTATGGAAGAAGTCTAATCCTTCACTCGGTATAACCGTTGGCTTAGATAAGGTAAAAGCGGCATTTGATTCGGCGCGACAGAATCCTGCGGAGGAGAACACATTTCGTCAGCTTCGGCTAAATCAGTGGGTGAAACAAGCCGTCAGATGGATGCCTATGGAAAAGTGGGATAACTGCAAGGCGGACTTTACCGCCGAGAGCTTGGAAGGACGGCTTTGCTACGGCGGACTTGACTTATCCTCGTCAACGGATATTACGGCTTTTGTGCTGGTATTCCCACCTACGGAGGAGGACAAGCGGTATTATATTTTGCCGTACTTCTGGATACCAGAGGAAAATATGGAAAGGCGGGTAGCCAAGGACCATGTGCCTTACGATATATGGGCGCGGCAGGGATATATAGAGACCACCGAAGGCAACGTCATTCACTACGGATATATAGAGAGTTTTATAGACGAGCTTGGCAAAAGGTACAACATAAAGGAAATTGCCTTTGACAGGTGGGGAGCGGTGCAGATGACACAAAATTTAGAGAATTTGGGCTTTACCGTTATTCCGTTCGGACAGGGCTTCAAGGATATGTCGCCCGCGACGAAGGAGCTTATGAATTTGGTACTTGCCAATAATATATGCCATAACGGACAGCCCGTCTTAAGGTGGATGATGGATAACGTGTGCGTCCGCACAGACCCTGCGGGGAATATAAAGATGGATAAATCTAAATCGACCGAGAAGATAGACGGTGCGGTGGCAACGGTTATGGCACTCGACAGAGCTTTAAGGCACGAAGGAACCTCGGAATCGGTATACGACTCGCGGGGGCTACTATTTATTTAAAAGCAATAAATTCTTGCGCGTGGGGCGGCAAATGCTTTTAAGTGCAAAAACTTATAAAAACAAAGAAGTTTCTGCATTTCAGTGCAAAAACTCTTGATTTCTTGGGAAGTATGTGTTATAATTTCAGTAAGGAGGTGGGGATATGGCAAACTCACGTGAACTCAAAAGAAGAGATTTGTACTTAAACAAGCTGATAGCGTTTCAGGATACAGAACCTGTAAAAGTTGTTACGGGTATTCGTCGTTGCGGTAAATCGTCGCTTTTGAAGCTGATGCAGCAACATTTAAAGGATAGCGGCATTCGTGAAAACCAAATTGTTGCGATGAATTTTGAATCGCACTCATTCAAAGACTTTACCTCGGACGATTTCTACAATTATGTGAAAGAGAGAGTTCTTCCCAATGAGCGTATGTATTTATTCTTTGACGAAGTGCAGCGTATCGACAAATGGGAGGACGCAGTAAATTCGTTCAGGGTAGATTTTGACTGTGATATTTATGTTACGGGCTCTAATGCATATTTGCTGTCGTCGGAATATTCCACCTATCTTTCGGGCAGGTGTGTTGAAATAAAAATGCTTCCGCTGTCTTTTAGCGAGTTCCTTTATTTCCACGGCTTCACACTCAAAGAAGTGCCAAACCTGCTTGGCGGTGTACGTAAACAAGCGGTTGACCAAAACGGCGAGAAATACGATATCGGCGAAGCTTTTAATGCTTATATGCATTACGGAGGTATGCCAGGGATAGCGGACGTTGGACTTGAGCAGGAAAAAGTTGCCGTTCTTCTCGACGGTATATATTCCACGGTAGTTATGCGGGATATTTTGGAACGAGAGAGCAGGAGAGGGCAAAAGCGCATCACCGACCCCGTGCTGCTTCGAAAAATAATTCTTTTCCTTGCAGATAACATAGGGAGCAGTATTTCGGTTTCTTCCATCGGCAATACGCTTGTAAGTGCAGGCTTGCTGGAAAATAAGAGTAGAAAAACTTCTCCAAGCGCACATACGGTTCAGACATACGTCAACGCGCTTGTGGAGTCGTACTTTTTCTACGATATCAAGCGTTTTGATATAAAAGGTAAGGAATATCTTCGTTCGCTCGGCAAATATTATATTGTCGATATCGGCATGAGAAACTTTTTGCTGGGATATAGGGATGACGGCAGGGGACACGCACTTGAAAACGTTGTATATTTCGAGCTTTTGAGACGTGGCTATGATGTTGCAATAGGGAAGGTGGATAACCTGGAAATTGATTTTATCGCGACAAAAACGGACGATAAAATTTATGTGCAGGTTACAGAATCAATGCAAAACGAAGAGACGAGAAGAAGAGAACTTGCGCCACTCCAAAAGATAAAGGACAATTACGAAAAGATAATATTGTCGTTAGATCCCGCAACAGATTTTACCTATGACGGGATAAAAGCGTTGAACCTTATCTACTGGCTGATTGGTTAGCCGTATCAATCGAGAAGATAGATGGCGCGGTAGCATTGCTTGATTGCTATGTGGGGCTTTATGAGCATTTGGGCGAATATACGGGGGCGATTTAATGAAGCTGAAAGACAAGAAAATCAGTATAGGCGAATACCAATATATCACCGACAGCATAGGAAACAGGAAAAAGAAACTTGTAACCATTGCGACCGTGTGGGCGTATTTCCGGCAGCTATCCATGAAAGAGTATTACGGCGTAATCACGCAGGTTGAAGAACAGGTGCTTTTTCAAATCAGCTACCGCACAGACATAACGACCGCTAATGTGATAACCTACAAGGGTGCCCAATATGAGATAACTCGCATTGACACGTTCGAGGGCTACAAGGAAGATTTAGTGCTGTATTGCAAGGTGAAGTCATAAAGCAAAACGGGCAAGGCGTTGAACCCTGCCCGCGCTTTTTTACGGTTCTATAATAAATGTTGTGATCTACCTTGACCACAACATTTATTATAGAACCATTTATTATAGAACCAAAACGAAACGCTTGTTTTCGAACGGGAAAAGGAAGAAAAATATATTTCAGATAAATTTACAAAAAGCGATAGCAATGCTTGACTTGTGTAAAGCAATATGTTACAATAATTAAAGTAAAAGAAAGTGTGATATCGGAATTTTAATTAAAATACCTGCTTTTATGGGCAGTGCGCGATAGGCGGCAGGCGTTAACTTATGCGGGGGCTAATAGAAGCCCGATTCGGCAAAACGCCGAAAAATTTAAAAACTTAAGGCGCGAAGGCGCAAAGTTATAAAATAAAACTTCAGGGAGGAAAACTGATGGAAGGCAAACTTACGGCAGAGGAAATTTTAAAAATCCTTATAAGCGAAATTTTAAGAATGTTGGTTGAACTTACAGATGAACCCGACGGCGACGAACGTTTTATCGAGGGCGAAAAGACCGCGCTGGTGGAGTGTTTGGAAATTTTGCAGGATTGGGAGGACGCCGCCGAAAACGGATTGGATATTAATGTGGAAGAAATTTTTCCGTTAAAGTAAACGGGCAAAAAGTCTGTTTGGGTGTGGCAAACTTGCACACATAAAATAATTTACAAAGTATCCCAAAAAGTATAAAAGCCTATTGAATTTGCTTTTTAAAGATGTTATACTTGTGATATAATAAAACAAGCTGGATAATCAATTTACAAAAAGACGAGGCGTGCGGCTATCATAAATAATAGATATAGCAAAGAGGTTTTTCATTTTTGCTTGTTTAGGCTTAAGCTGAAAGCATCGGCAATCTTATAGGCGAATACGTATACGACGCATGGGGCAATATTTTATCGCAGGGTAGCAACGCTGTTTTGGCGGCAAATCCCTTCAGGTACAGAGGATATTACTATGATACCGAGTCGGGCTTATATTATCTGAACAGCAGATATTACGATCCCGCTACAGGACGGTTCTTAAATGAGGACGCAATATCCTATCTTGAACCCAAGACCTTAGGCGGTCTAAATCGTTATGCTTACTGCTTGAATAATCCCGTAATGTATTACGATCCAAGCGGCTATGTGGCAATTGAAAGTTTTGTTATAATAAGCGTTGTCTTTTTTGGATTGCTGCTGATTGGTGGTGGAACCTATGGTATTGGGCAAAACACACTAACTATAGATGATTTTGGTAATGATATGTATAAGCTTGGAGTTTCTATTGTGGGCTCTAAGTATAATAGTTTTTCTAATATTAACGATAATGAGAAGTATGAAATAATAGGAGCTTACGTTTTTGAATCTGAACATACAAAGAACAAACGTCCATCGACAGAGAATAAGCACCAAAAAGGGCAAGCGGCCAAGAGAAGAAATGCTTGGGGAGAAAAAGGTGACGCAAGGCGTAAGTTTCACCGAAATGGTAAACGCACAAAACAATTTTTAAAAACTAATTTATAATGCGAGGTGTTAAAATGTTTGAAATAATACAACGGTTGAGTGCTCAAAAAAAACTTTGTGCAATTTATGCTAATCGTAGCGGAGAGAATAAATTTGAGGTCGGTTACATTGAAGACTTTGATGAAAACTATATTTTGTTAGGTTCTATATCGCCGAACGGTGAAGAAGACGGGGGTGTGGTAATTCCGATTGATAATATATTTCAAATTGATTACGATAATATTTATTTGAAAAATATCGCAACCTTGTGTGCAAATAAGCGGGTAATGGCAATTAAGACAGCGGGGAAAGGTTCGTTATTGGAAAGAGTAGTGAAAAATGTTATGGATGACGCTATCTGCTGTACATTTGACTTTGGTGACTATTCTGTTTTGGGGTATTTATCTGAGATTTTAGATGGCTGCGCCGTAATGAGAGTGATTAACGAAAATGCGGAATTTGACGGATATACCGCAATAAATATTGACGACGCGATGTATTTTTCTTTCAATTCATTGGAGAATAAAAAATTTAAAAAATTAATTTCAAGATAATATAAACCGTTATGACGAAAGCGGAATAGCTGGAATGATATACGGTGGCAACACGTATTATTTCAGAAAAAACCTGCAAGGCGACGTGGACAAGAGGGCATAAAGCCCCGAAGGATATAAGGTTTTAACGGCGTAAAATCGCGGCTTACTTTGTCGTCGCCGTCTCGCCGTGCGTGGGCACGGCTTCGCGCCGACTTCTTGCAATCCATCAATTTTTCGCTCGTTAAAACTGCTGCGCATCTGAATGAGCGTATTTTTGCAAGATTTCAAGGAAGAAGCGCGCACGCGTACTAAACGGTACGAGAAGCGCTGATGACGAAGAAAGGGGAAAAAAGCCGCCATTCAGACTTATAGCGTTCGGGGCTTTATACCCTTATATAATGGCTGCGGTAGCCTAATTGGCGAATACGTATACGACGCTTGGGGTAATATCCTGTCGCAGGGTAGCAACGCTGTATTGGCGGCAAATCCCTTCAGGTACAGAGGATATTACTATGATACCGAATCGGGCTTATATTATCTGAACAGCAGATATTACGATCCCGCAACGGGACGGTTCTTAAATGAAGACGCAATTTCTTATCTTGCACCCAAGACCTTAGGAGGATTAAATCTTTACGCCTACTGTTATAACAATCCCGTGATGGGGTATGATCCTGACGGTACGATTGCTTGGTTTATTCCATTGATTATAGTAGCAGTTGCCGCTGTCATCGGCGGAACAGTTGGCGCGATAGTAGTTTCTCAACAGGAAGGGGCTACGGCTGGTAAAATTGTAAAAGGCTTTTTTGTTGGCTTTTTTGCCGGTATTATTATCTCTGGTGCCCTAATCGCAACTGTAGGTGCAATTGCGACTTTGGGCGGTGTATTATGGGCTGCTGGAGCAGCAGCGTTAGGAGCAGCTGCGTTTAATTTTGGAATATTGGGATGGGGTGCGTTAACGAATAATAAAACTCCTGATCCAATTGAATTTCCAACGACGCCTAGTTATCCGACATTACCAACTACGACAACAGGTTACTAATAAAAGGAGAGTAATAATTATGATACGTTTTGAGGGGAAGGTTTCCGATAGGGTACGTTCTTATACTATTAAAAAACTTTTTAAGGTATGTGTGCCAATCGCTATAGGTACGTTTGTAGTCGGAGCATTTCCTTTTATAGTAGATCCCCATTATAGTCTTTTTAAAGTTGCGTTCGCTTTGGTCTGTGCAATAGTCGGTGTAATGTGGGCATTTTTTCCATTTATTACGTTAGGGTTAAATCTTTTTCAAAAGGTTGAAATAGAGGATGGGGTTATAGATTGCGTTTCGCTCGATAAAAAATCGCATCTGAAGTCCGTAGAGGACGTTAAAAAAGTTATCGATATGGGTAGCTGTTATTATATAAAGTTTTATTTTCCGCCGGAAATAGCTACCTGCTTTTGTCAAAAAGATTTGCTCGTTGAAGGCACGATAGAAGAATTTGAAAAATTATTTGAAGGCAAAATTGTACGCAAGACTAAGTGAATAGCTAATTTCTATGTATGTGAAATAAAATATCTTGAGGTAATGGTTCGCTAAGTATTGATGCTTAATAGAGTGTGGCTGTGGATATGCATTAAAATGGATAGCGTTTTGCTGGAAAGAATTAGATGATAAAAAATGTATCATAAACTTGCTATATTTTTTATTGTGGTAGCGGAAGAAAGAGGAGGATGAAAAAATTCTCCTCTTTTTTTACGCAAAAAGGAGGTAAAATATGAGTTATGAACAACTAAATAAAATGCTTGGCAATAATGTCGGGATGCGGGTTAGTATGAGCACTACTAACCCGTATCGCATTATTGGCGAAAGAAAGGACTGTTATGAGGTGTTATACAGCAGTTCGCCTGTCCTCGATAGTCAAACTGGCGAACCGGTTGCTGAAAAGATGGAGTTTAATTCAAACAATATGTATAAAGGCATTCAAACGGAGTTGAAGTTAAATTCAACTTCGTTTGAGAAAACTATTGACAAGCTGAACGATACAGTATATAATTATATGTACAATATGGGGCAATATTTTATCGCAGGGTAGCAACGCTGTATTGGCGGCAAATCCTTTCTACATTATCTATATCTTTTGGAAAAGGAATCTCATATTTATGCTAAATAAACATAGTCATAAAAAATATTATACTGATAAAAAAATTTTTTTGTTTTTTATTGTCGCTGAAATTATTTTGCTTGCGTTTGTTTTATGCTTTTTTGTCGTTTTTTTAAACGAAGGGCATATTGCGGCTGGATATGCGGTTTTGTCGTTTATGGGTTTAATGATAATTATAATATTTATAGCTATATTGTATATGGGGACAGGAACAATTGTCTTTACGGAAAATTGTTTTATTTATAAAAAGAGTTTATTCTCTG